ATTACTAGCGATCAGGTCAACCCACCTGGGGATGCTGCGATTACTTATGGCATTACAAATGCTGGTGGAGTGTTCAACCTAAGGTCTACAGGCACTGTTGATTATGAAGTTGAATGGGGTGATGGTAATGTTGAGATAAGTACGGTTAACGTGCTGCCACATACATATACGGCTGGTAATTATACGCTTGCTGTTTATAGTGATAGTGCTTATAGACCTTTGTAGCAGCCTGTGGAACCCTTGGATGGCTTTCTGATCCCTCTGAGGAATCCCCTGATGCTGTTGTAATCCCTTACACGCATGATAGAGCCATTGATGAAGAATTAATCGACCTAACAACGTAAACATGGAAAACGAAGAACTAGAATTTTTACCAGCACCAGGGCCATTCTTTCGGTTTGATAATGAAGCAGAGTGGTTAACTGCTGCTCATGCTGCAGGATTTATGATCACTGTTACTGATGAAGAAGGTAATGAAACAGAGCATCTACAGTCGTATACCCACGCCCACTCCATTGATGTTGTAGGAACAATCACCGAGGGTGGTGAATGGGACGAAGAAGGTAATGAACTTGTAGCACCAACTGTTCTTACTGGATGGCACGTTAATTATCAAGGAGACCTTCCAGAGGGATGGGAATCTTATGAGGTTAAACCATCAAGTCCACATAGAGTGTTTGCATAACTAAATATTTATTAAAAAGTATAGATAAAATGAAACTCATCACAGAAGAAATTTCAAACGTAAAGATTATTAAGGAAGGTAAGAAAGGACCATCCCAAAAACTATACATTGAGGGAGTTTTCTTACAAGGAGACCTTAAAAATCGTAATGGAAGAATGTATCCTATGGATACTCTTTCAAGAGAAGTACAACGTTATTGTGAAACTTTTGTTAATAAAGGTCGTGCTCTCGGAGAACTTGGTCATCCTGATGGACCTACCGTAAATCTTGACCGTGTTTCACATAAGATTACTTCACTCACCCAAGAGGGTAGTAATTTCAGAGGTAAGGCACAAATCCTTAATACTCCTATGGGTAAAATTGCATCTTCACTTTTAGATGAAGGTGTGATGCTTGGAGTTTCTTCTCGTGGTGTTGGTTCATTAAGAGAAGATCGTGGTGGAGTGAAAGTTGTTGGTGAAGATTTCATGTTAGCAACTGCTGCTGATATTGTTGCCGACCCTTCTGCACCTGATGCATTTGTATCAGGAATTATGGAAGGAAAATCGTGGATTTGGGAAGGAGGAATTCTTCGTGAGCAACTTGCAGAAAAAACTCAGAAGAGAATTAACACTCTTGTTGATCAAAGAACTCTCGATGAACATAAGTTAAATTTGTTCAATGAATTCTTATCAAATCTTTAAATTATAAATAAATATATTAGTATAAAAAATCTAATAAAATCAAATGTCCGTTGGTAGCAATTTACAAGAAATGGAAAACGTAGTAACTAAAGGAGCTGCTGCATCTGAACCAATGTCAAAGGCAGGGAGCAATGCTTCCGGTGTATCCACACCAGGCCAAACTGGCAATTGGGAAGATCTCGGTGGTCCGACTCCAGAAAACTATAAAGTAGACGACAACTCTGCTAAACTCTCAGAACCTAAGATCGCAACTGTCAAAGACATTGTGAATAGAGGTGCTAAACCTGCTGAACCTATGCCTAAAGGTATGAAGGAAGAAGAGGAAGTTGAAGGAGAAGTTGTCGAAGAGGAAGAGACCACTGCATCTGCCGAAGATGTAGTTTCCGAGGAAGAAACTTCTGATGAAGAAGTTGTATCTGAAGAAGAAGTCATCGAAGCAGAATATAACATCGAAGAAGATGTTGATGCATTGCTTGCCGGTGAAGAACTTTCCGAAGAATTCCAAGAGAAAGCACGTACTATTTTTGAAGCTGCTATCAAAACAAAGTTGCCGAAGTTCAAGAAGAACTGAAAGCACAATATGAAACAACTCTCGAAGAAGAAGTTACTCTTATCAAAGAAGAACTGACTGATAGAGTTGATGCATACCTTGAGTATGTTGCTTCAGAGTGGATTTCCGAAAATCAACTCGCAGTCGAGCAAGGTCTCAAGGCAGAAATGACCGAATCATTCCTGACTGGAATGAGAAGTCTTTTTGAAGATCATTATGTAAATATCCCTGAAGAGAAATATGATGTAACTACCGCAATGGTAGAAAAATTAGATGAAATGGAATATAAACTCAACGAGCAAATTAAATCTAATATTGCTCTTAATCAAAGATTAGCCGAGTCGGTTGCTGATGCAATCTTCTCCGATGTCTCCGAAGGTCTTGCACTTTCACAGAAGGATAGACTAGCTTCTCTTGCCGAAAATGTTGAGTTTGATAGTGAAGACAACTATCGTGAGAAACTGGCAACCCTGAGAAATTCATATTTCCCAGAAAATGCTGGTGCTCAAAGAGACACTTCAGAGAATATCTCCGAGAGTTCAGAGTCCATTGCACAACCAGTTACTGGTCTAATGGAATCCTATCTCGATACTCTGACTAGAGTTTCTAAAAAGTGATTTTTTAATTATAAATCAAACTAAAATTTTTAACAAGGTAAATTCAAATGCAAGGTTTCAATGCTGAACACCTTCAGGAGAAGTGGGCACCTATCCTCAACCATGAGGGTCTCGGAGGCATCAATGATGCTCATAAGAGAATGGTTACCGCAGTTCTTCTGGAGAATCAAGAAAGAACAATCAGAGAGGAAAGAGAATTCCTTTCTGAAGCACCTACCAACTCCACCGGATCTGGTATCGATAACTTCGATCCCGTTCTGATCTCATTGATCAGACGCGCAATGCCTAACCTGGTCGCATATGACCTCGCAGGTGTTCAACCGATGAACGGTCCTACTGGACTGATCTTCGCAATGCGTTCACGATTCACGAATCAGTCTGGTGCAGAAGCACTCTTCAACGAAGCAGATACTGGATTCTCTAACAGTGGAATCGGAAGTGCTACTCCATATGTTGCTGGTCAGGAAGCAAACGTTGGTTTAGGAATTACTGGTTTACAATCTGCTGGAAGTAATCCTTCCAATCCAGGTCTTCTGAGCCCAACTGCCCAAACCCAAGGTGCTTATGGCGTTGGTCAGGGCATGGATACTGCATTCTCTGAGAATCTCGGAGATGGTCAGGCATTCAACGAAATGGCATTCTCAATTGAGAAAGTCACTGTTACTGCTAAGTCCCGTGCTCTGAAAGCAGAGTATTCTCTGGAACTGGCACAAGACCTCAAGGCAATCCACGGTTTGAATGCTGAGGCAGAACTTGCCAACATTCTCTCCACTGAAATCCTTGCGGAAATCAACAGAGAAGTCATCAGAACCATCTACAAGGTTGCAGAACCCGGTGCTCAACAGAATGTTGCCACCCCTGGTACTTTTGACCTTGACGTTGACTCCAATGGACGTTGGTCTGTTGAGAAGTTCAAAGGTCTTATTTTCCAAATCGAGCGCGATGCGAACGCAATCGCACAAAGAACTCGTAGAGGAAAAGGCAACATGATTCTGTGTTCCGCAGACGTTGCTTCCGCACTGACCATGGCTGGTGTACTTGATTACACCCCTGCACTCAATGCAAACCTGAACGTTGATGACACCGGTAACACCTTCGCAGGTGTACTTGCTGGTAAGTATAAGGTCTATATTGATCCTTATTCTGCAAACCTTCCTAACGCAACTGGTTCACAGTACTATGTTGCTGGTTATAAGGGTTCTTCACCTTATGACGCAGGTCTGTTCTACTGCCCTTACGTTCCTCTTCAGATGGTTCGTGCAGTTGGAGAGAACACCTTCCAGCCTAAGATCGGATTCAAGACTCGTTACGGTATTGTTTCCAACCCATTTGCTGATGGTGCAAGAACTGGAGAAGTTAACGACTCTGGTAGACTCCAAACTAACAACAATCGTTACTACAGAAGAGTCAAGGTTCAAAACTTGATGTGATATTTGCCTACGGGCATTCACACTCACAGACCTCCTTCGGGGGGTCTTTTTTTATCTAAATAAAAATAAAAATGGCCTGCAATTTTCCCAACCAAATAAACAATAGAAACTTTCTATCACCGGTTGGTTTTAAGTTTACACTATCAAAAAATCCTAAAATTCCCTTTTTCTGTAATTCGGCAAGAATACCAGAAATTAGTTTAGGTTCTGCAATTCAACCAACATATCTTAAGGATTTAGATGTTCCTGGTGATAGATTATCTTATGGAGATTTCTCTTTAAGATTTTTAGTTGATGAGAACATGGAAAATTATATGGCAGTCCATAATTGGTTGACTGGATTAGGATTTCCAGAAACAACTCAACAATTTAAAGATCTAACAACAAATGATGATGGGGTTAGAGATTTAAAAGAACAGTTCAGTGATGGAAGTCTTCATATTTTAAATAG